ACCTTTACCACCCTCTTTCTTCTCTTGAGGTGCACCCATAGCAACAGCAGTAGCACCAGCTGCTGCCATACCACCCCACCACTTCAATGGTGCTTTCAATCCAATAACTTTTTGTGGTTTTGGTGTATCAGCAATGCCGAATATACTCTTTAGTCTATTTGCTTCTGCTACGACACTACCTTTAGCAGGAGTTGGAGGTAGTGACTTCAAGAAACCCATTGATGAGCTTATGATTAACGCTGCACCTTGTTTGTATACTTGTTCTACCGACTCTCCATAGTTCTTAACAGGAGTGACTACCTCTGGTTCTTCCTCTGCAACCTTTGCAACAGTCTCCCTCTTTACTAAACCACCTGACTTTAGTGCTACCTCTGGTTTCTTTTCATATGGTAATGATCTAGTTCTCGCTACTTCTTTTAATCTTTCTACTACTACTTCTTCGTAATCTTTCTCAGGTTCGTTTGGATCCTGTTTTATAACTTCTGGTTGTGCATATGAAGTATCTACAGCTTCTATGGGTATAGGTGCTATAGCAGGAACTACACCAGTTGTCTTATCTGAGGTGACAGCACCAACTACCCCGACAGTCAAACTCTTTGCTGCCTTCTTTGTGTAGTTTAGGATTGCTGAAAAGTCCATTAGGATCTACGTTGTTCCTCTGCGATTCTATCTCTCTCCTTTTGGAGATGAGTTGCTAACATGTTCACATATACCTCACGTTCCCAAGGCATCATATTTTCAATATCACTCAAGCTATATTTATGGTGTTGTACGAGAGAAAAATTAGTCTGATAAAAGGTCATGATGCCCTCGTGGAAGAGGGCTATGCGAAAAAATCAGATAACCCTTCTAATACAACCTCATTTACAACTTTAGTTTTGGGGTTCTTGACCTTCAACACATGCTTTAGACTTGGCATTGTCTCAAAGAATTGCTGCACACCCTCAAACTGTGCACTGGTCAAACCTTCTACCCAATCTCTTGACTCCTGCTCAGAGTCTGGAGTGTAGTCATCTTCTCCAACGTATACACGTTTGATACACTTAGCAACTAACTCATATGGATCTGGTTCGTCACCTACAAAGTTAATCTTAGTGAAGTAATCAATATCAGGATACTTCATCTCTATAGTTAACTCATCATTTAGTTTTATAATATTAGTATGTCCCTTGGGAAAGTTAACCTTAACATCATCTACCATAAACTTTACATCTACAGTTGTCTCACCATCATCTGCACACGTAACTTTCATCTCAATCTCTTCACTGATTGATCTGGCACGTATTTGTAAGAAAAGATATTCTATATCAAACAATGCTAAGTCTGCTACGTTTACTTTAGTGTGTAAACAATCTTGTATAGTCTTTGTTATAGCGTCTAATATTTGTTGTTGGTCATCGTTCTCCAATGCCAATATTAATAACTTCTGTTCTTTGACGAGGAACGGTCTATACTTTACTTTCTTCTTTGTGGAAGGAATAGTTAATGTATAAATTGGCGTCGCAATATCAGGTAATGGCATAATTTATAATTTCAGTATAGTATATAGCACCTATTCCATATTGTGAATTAAGTGACTATACTCATAGTAGAATCCTACAGTCACCTTAACAAGTTGTGCAGGTCCTGCTGAGTATGGTATTGATGCTACAGTATATGGATATGCATTTACTAGTCTTGCATTCCATGTCTCAATATAATCTTCTTTTATTTCGTTTCCATTCTCATCTCTAGGTCTCCCTCCAGAACCTTCAAACTTTTCTAACTTGTGTATGAACATATCACATGCAAAGTCTTCATAGTAATTGGATGCTAATACTCTAGTGTATGGTTGATCATCATAAAAGAACTCAGGATTAGGTGCAACTCCATTCTGCATGAAGTCTTGCCATGCTCTAAAAAATCTCAATGGCAATGATGTTCCGTCCATAAAGAAACTAACATCTAATTCATTATATACTTTTGCAGTTGGTAACTTTTGTGTAATACCCTTGTGCACTGACTTGACATCAAATGCTGAATATGTCACACCTGGCAACTGTATCTCGTTACATAACAGTTGCAAGTTCATCCCATCACCATTGTCAGTAAGTTTTAAAAAGTCATCACCAAGATTATCCTCAAAAAATTTACCTAACTTTTCTTTCTTATTGAAAGAGAATTGATATAGATTAGACGCAGAAATTCCACCAGACTTGCCTACAGCCTGCATAAAATTCATTAGTCCTCTTGCGGTTGCCATAAATATACATATGGTTTGATATATGTATTTATAGTGACTTACAAAGGAAAGTATAAAGTAAGGAATTACAAGAAATACAAAGGTGATCCTACAGGAGTAGTTTACCGTTCTTTGTGGGAAAGGAAGTTTATGAAATGGTGTGATGGCAACCCCAATATACTAGAGTGGTGGTCAGAAGAATTAGCTATACCATATTATGATCCAGTTCAAAAGAAATGGCGTCGCTATTTCCCTGATTTTTGGATGAAAGTGAAGGAAAAGAATGGAAAAGTAGAGTCATATCTTGTAGAGGTTAAACCTAAAAGACAGGTCGAAGGTCCTAAACCTCAAAAACGTAAGACAAAGAAGTATCTAAGAGAAGTCTTTGATTACGCAACTAACCAAGCAAAATGGCAAGCAGCACAGGAGTATTGCAATGACAGACTCTGGAAGTTCATGCTCGTTACAGAACGAGAGCTCAAGATTTGAGGAACTAATGACCCAACTAAAGGGTAACAAGATAACAATAGCAAAGTTAAGAGACGAAGTATTCAACATCTTACTAGATGATGCTACTGAATCTCCAGAAACAGGTAAGTATTATACGTTTGAATATGATCCAAAATTTAGAGATCAACTAAAAGAATGGGATGAGTATCCCCTTGTATATGCTGTAGAGTTTAAGAAAGATAACTTACTAGGTGCTAATGTTCACTATATACGTACGACAAACTCTAGATTAAAGGCACTAAATAGTAAGACGTTCCCTAAGAAGACGTTACGTTATTATATACCAAAGAATGCAGACCGCATCTTTTTTGAAGTCAAAGAGAGCGAAGTAGAACTAATCGCTACCTTACCACTAGAAAAATTTCATCGCAATAGATAATGTCTGAGAACACTGTAATAGAATATCCCACAGGTCTCTCTTCTATACCATATGCTTCTTTCTTGGAGATACAGAAGTTTAGTTATGAAGAAGCACAAAAATATGCTGCAGAAAATTTTAATGATGCTCTAGGATCTCTCGGTAGAAGTGCTATAGCAAGAAAAGTTGATCAGGCAGTAGATGGATTAGCAACTGTATATGGGTCTGGAGATACATCAACAGAGAAAGGAAAGATAAATTTATATGAGACTCAGTATAAATCAGCAAAGACAACAGGTAGAAATAGAACAAGAAAAACCATTGACATCAATACTGCAGACGATAGCACAAGGATAGTATTAAAGAATGGTGAGACAACAACAGTAGGAGCATTAAAGAAAAGAAAGCAAGAAGCAATTGATAGACAGAATAAAGGTTTGATGTCTAAGAAATGCATGCTACCTTTACCTAATGAGTTTCAATATAAGTATGGTGCTGAATGGAATAACGAATTTAAACTAGGAACACTAGCACTAGCAGCAGACGAAGCATATAGATTTGGTGCAATTACAGGAGCTGGTGGTGCTATAGGAGGATTAGTAAACTACCTTACCAGTAAAGTAACAGCAGGAGGTAAGGTGCCTGGTGCAGACCAAGCAACAAAGATTGTTCAAGGTGTGGCAGATGGTATGAAAACTGCTGCTGATCCATTTAAAGTTGGTAGTGAATTAAATCCTAAGAACGTTGCAGGATTGGCAGGACTTGCACCTAATGAAAACTCTATACAGTTCTTTGAAAGAATGACTGGTAGAGAATTTAGTTTTAGATTTGAGTTAGCATCGAGAAATAAAAATGAGAGTAATAGAGTTATAGACATTATAGAATGGTTCAAACGTGGCATGCATCCTGGCTCAAAGAATGGTAAGGGAACTGCTGTGTTGTTAACGTTCCCAGATGTATTTGTATTGACACCTAAGTTTGTAAAATGCACAGCAGAAGGTGCTGCACTTGGTGATCCTATACAACATCCAATGATGCCTAGAACAAAACTATGTGCATTAACAGGTTTGACAATAAACACCACACCATTTGGTCAAATGCAAACAGTGTTTGATGGATCTATTCCTATTGTTACTATGGAACTACAGTTCAAAGAAACAACAAAACTTACACGTGTGGATATGGAAGGTTCATCCTTTGCAGAAAAAGACAATGCACTTCAAACAAATAGTGGTGTATTCTCTAGAGATACTACACAAGATAACAAAGCAGAGGTTTCATTCTAATGAGTTTGTTAAAAAGATTGCCAGAGTTATTATATAACTTTTCATCTACACCTCTTGACCCAGACTTTCTTGTGGTCAAAAATATATGGAGACGTGCTGAGATATTAACTGAGTTTAAGTCTGAAGTAATGTTGTTCACAGAGGTTACAGTTCGTGATGGTGAGAAACCAGAAGATGTTGCAACAAGATATTATGGTAATCCATTTTATAACTGGACTATATTAGTTGCAAATGATATAACTGACTACTACAAACAGTGGCCACGATCAATAACACAACTACAGGAGTTTATCAGTAACAAATATAATAACCCTGCAGACACAAAGCATCACGTAACCACAGAGGTTAAGGATGCTAGTGGTAATATAATTGTCCCTGCGGGTAAAGTTGTTCCATCTAACTTTGCTATAAGTTATTACAATGGAACCAATACTGTTACTGCTAATCCAGTGGCATCAATTACAAATTCTGCTTATGAGTTTGATTTGAATGCAGAGAAACAAAGAATACAAATAATTAAACCTTCTATCATAGAAGATTTTGTAGATGCATACTATAAGATATTAGGTAAGGGAAAGATAACCACAGTAGGAACGTCAGGTTCAGACATACAGATGTAAAAAAAGGGGTCGTGAGACCCCTTTACTATTAATCATCTTTTGCTAGTTGAGCAAAGTAGGATAACGTATCCTCCTCTTCTTTTGGTTCGGGAGTTGCAACAGCAGCAGGAGTTGCTCTCAACTCTTCATACTGTGTCTCCTCATCCGTTTGTTTAGAGTAGTTCCCTTTCAATGTTGAATCAAGACGATACTTGAGTTCTTCATATGTTTTGAACTGGTCGTCAGCAGTAAATGCTGTCAAACTATGCTCTCCTTTCCAGATTGCTTCCAACTCTTTGTCGTTGAAGTCACCTAATGTAGATGATTCAGCAAACTCAGACTTGTCGTAGTTCCAGAACCCTGCAACTCTTGTAATCTTGAGTTTGAAGTCAGCACCCTTCCAGAAATCGAATGGGTTTACTGGTGTCTCATCCTCAAATGCGGGTTGCATTGATTCCATGATCTTATCAAAGATCTTCTTACCATATCTGTATAAGAATACTTTGCCTTCGTTAGAAGGATTTGCACTATCCTTAACAACATAGATGTTGCTATAGTAAGATAGTTTACGCTTTTGTTTGCGTGCTTGATCTCTCTGTGGAGATCCTTCTGCTCCTGCGTTCCATAGTTCTCTATTGAGATCAGAAACAGGATCTTTCTTACCTAAAGTTGTAAGGGAGTTCTCAATATACCAACCACCTGGTCCTTGGAAGGCATGACTCCAAACTTGTGCCCATGGAAGGTCTTCTCCATCGGGTGCAGGGAGAAATCTGATTACAGCGTAACCATTTCCTGCTTTATCGACCTCTGGTTTCCAGAGACGCTCATCAGGTCCTTGTTTTTGTTCGGACTTGTTGAGATTTTCTGCTTTAGAAAGCAAGTCTGTAAATGAAGACTTCTTAAGTGAAGCAAATGACATACGTATTCTCCGTATTAAATGTATTGTGTGTATTCATAACAAAAAAAGGGGGGAGGTTGGATTACTGTATACCAACAAAAGAAAGGGCATTACTACAGTGTAAAATACTTTCTTTGCCTGAGACCCGACTGGTAAGTCGATTCTGACTCGCATCAGCAGCACCACCTGTGTCTCATCACCTTAACTAGCGGTTGCCAGTAAGTTTATTCAGTCACTCCCAGTATTAAGACCGTCGCCTTAATACACTATTTATTATAGCAGAATAAAAATGATTTGACAAGCTGTTCTGCTCTGTCCTCTCCAAATATACCTTTTAGATACCCTCCAACAGGGTCTAGACGTGTCATATAGGCATCAAAGTCAGCGTATACTGACGTATCTTCACCTTCTGGTTGAGCAACGTTGATCATGTTTTTATATACTTCCAAATATTCGTCAAATAAATCTAGATATTGATCTACCTCGTCTGCGTTACACTTACGCACGATAATATTCTCTGAGAAGTGATTACCTTTCTCAAAGAATCTATAGTCCTCTGTTGGTTTTGGTAAACCTGGCACCTCGAACTTAAACTTCTCTGTAGGGTGTTGAAAATCAAATACTATAATTACCTTATTCTCACCAAATCCCATAAGATCCATGCCAAAACAGGGTAGATTACTCCCCCACCCACAATTAGTGCAAAGATCACCTCCAGTCTTAGGATAGATGATGTTGTTGTAGATACAAGACTTTTCATTGTATATCTCTACCTCCCTTGCTTTTATAAAATATTTATTTCTATAGATCTTTGCTGTCAAAGAAGTGTTACGTTTTCCTTCCCATGACATATCCATAGGATCTTCTACAAAGTCGAACTTATCAAATAAGATCTTCTTATAATTTTGCCAAAGATTATTCATAGACACTCAAATCCATCTTAACTAAAATCTCACCTTCATGTTCTTCACGTTGAGGTTGACCTATTTTATCTAGGATCTCAGCAGGAATCTTTTTCTTAGTAATGTCATAGGGTATGGGTGCATTTGCTACACACACTCTAATACATTCCCACTGTTCGTCAGTAAAAAAATTATTATGATACATTACTTTTTAAATACACCTATCTTAGTCATAACATATAATGTTAGAACTGTCCAAAAAATTATTTCTAGTGCATGGTTAGTCATCATGTTCTTCCCATTGGTCTGTTAAACCTTTGTTATTAAAAAATGCTCTGTATATTCCAAACCCAGATAGTAAAACTAAGATTACTAATATAGAAATACCAAATGTTGCATCTGGATCAGCATTATAATGTGGTATTAGT